TTCTACGCAGTTAAGCCAGGTCTCAGATGCGTTCGGCTGCATTTTGCTTCTCCCTCAAGTAGTTGGCTGCCAGAGTGGCGTATCCTGCAATGTCATCCCAATGATCGATGTGTTCAGGATTGCCACTGGCAATGCGGGCCAACTTGTGACAGATCATTTCGATCGCCTCAGTCAACACAACATCTAGGCTTGTCTCACTGAGGATAGTGCTCTTCAGGCCTTGACTGATCCTTGCATGATCCTTGAAATCACCATGAGTCTTCTTGCGTTCCTCCAATACCTGTTCGATCATTTCACCAAATCCTCCAAGTTAGCTGGCACCCACCCCGCCGGCTTGATTATATCCAACGTTGAGTTACGCTTCGATTCACCTGAGGAAGAAGCCCTGACCTTAGCCATGTTCGCAGCATGAACTCGCCTGAAGCCCTCGTTGAATGGCAGGCCCATCCTGTACGCCATGCCGAGTGCGACGTACACAAGATCGATCAGCGCATCGAATTCTTCTTCGAGAGTCGTAGCATCACAGAGTTCATGATACTCCTCTCGTATATGCATCCTCTTCAAATCCCACTCCTCAAGTACGAGATATCTGGGTGGACCATCATACTCGAGCCCAAACTTTTCTTGAAACTCTGCGACCATTCCGAACAAATCTTCGCTCATTTGAACACCTCGTCCTGGCAGTTCTGGCACATGCCGGAGATTTCGTACTCCCTCTTGCTGAGAGCATCACGGAAGCCGGTGATGACGTCCTTGCACAGAGGGCATCGGCGGGCGGCGATGTTCTCCTTGGTGCCGGGGAACATTTCCTCGATGGCATTGCGCATTTCAGGTGTTTTGTTTGACATCGGGTTTTTCATTTGGCGAGCCTCTCTCATCCATTTTGTGTTGGAGACGAACTTCATTGTCACGTTCCTCTAGTACTGATTGAATCTCACGCACGGGTACGCTGAACTTACTAGCAAATTGGTTAACGCTGAACTCGTCAGCTGTAAGGATCTCTTGAATTTGCTGTTGTGTTAACATGACTCATACTCCAAACGACTAAAGCCGTCGGGGATTTCTCCCCGACGGTATGTGCTGTCGACGATTGGATTAGACGACCTCGGTCTCTTCGACATCGACATCTTCCGGAGTCTCGTCTTCGAACGGCGCATCCGGATATACCAGATTGGCTGCCTCCAGGATTTCGATGAGCGACTTGACGTAGGCGACGAGCGCCGTGTGCTGGGCCTCGAGCTTCTTCCACTTGCCGGAACCCGCCGACTTGCCGGTGCCCTTGTTCTCCTGGGTCACAGAGACCAGACCCTTCTTGAGCCAGCGGCTGGTGCGGTAGAATTCGAACAGGCGGGAGATCGGCGATGTGGACTGCTTGGACAGGACAACCCCATCGAACTGGTGCGAGTTGAGTTCGAGAACCAGCTGAGACTGGTCGATCGGCTTACCGATGCCATACTTGCCGATGATGTAGGAGAGAAGCTCCTTGCTCTGTCCCTTCAATTCGCCGAGTGCCTCCTTGGCGGACTCATTGATAACCAAGATCTTAGCCATATGTAGTCTTCCTTCTGGGCTTTCGCCCGCTACCTGAGAAGGACACCATTGTCCGACCCAGTATGTGAACCCAGACCGATCGGCCTAGGATTTGATTACTGTATCACACTTTGATCCAGTTGTGAAACGCTCATTTAGCATAGCTGCTATGCCAGATTTGCATAGCTCTCGCGAGAATGTCATTGGGGACTCCTTCGGCTTCATCGATCAGGTCATCGAGAACTGCCAAGACGCTCTGGTGGGTAGTGTTCGGCGAATCGTTGTAGGAGGCGATGCCGCCGTGCGGCTTGACAATCGTGTGTCGCCAGATGTACCCATATATGTAATCGACGAAATAGTTGTCGCGTATGCCCCGCTTAAATACCGAAGCTCGTATCGCCCCGATTAGGCACCATTGGCAGGCGTTGGGGTCGTTTTCGTCGATTGGGGCTCCTTGGCTGTCTTTGGCAAGGGACCCTTGACACCAGCCTTTGGTGATATAGTTGCGGACGTCCCTGAGGATTATGGTGGGGTCAGCGCTGCTGTACTTCATTGTGGGTTCCTCATTGTGATCAGATCGTCGATGGCCAGCTGAAGAGACTTCTTGCTGTGCGGATAGTGCTTGCCGGTGAGATGGCTAGCTGTGCGCAGCATGGCCGAGATAGTGTAGGATTTCCTGACCTGGATGCCCTTCAGCCGGAGCTTCATCGCTGACACTAGCGTGACATTCTGGAGGTTGCGGAAGGCGGGGGTAGTAGTGATGGTGGTCATAGCGGCAGTCCCCTTTCGTCTATGATCTGGATGGGTTTCTCGATGCGGCAGATACGGACAAGGCAAACCCCGTCCACATTGAGCCAAATGACGGCTCCGTCGTAACGTATCTGGAACTCCACGTGGGTGGCCCCGGTGACGTCGATGTGCTTGTCAATTAATTCCATGGGGGTCATTTTCAGTTTCCTGGTTAGCGATGATAAAACGGACGGCCATCAGCGAAGAACTGCTCCAATCGGACTTTCTCGTCCTGCTGACGTTTGACAGTTTGGAGTTTGATCATGCGAGACTCAGGATAGTCCTCACGCAGCTGATCTTTGGCATGACCTATGTTGGCGGCTTCGAATGTGACACCGAACTCTTCGCCGCATTCATCGAGCATGATGGCATGGTACTTGGTCACTTGCTGAGCTCCTTGAGATCTTTCGCAGCCAGTATCAAACCAGCCCTGGATTTGGAATAGTGATTGAGCGGCTTGACGATGTCTTCCACCATAGCCAGTAGACAGGCAGTGGAACACACTGAGTCACCCTTGTTGAGTTTCAGTTTGACTTCTTCGTAGACCATTCCCACATGATCTACGTCAATCGCGGGCTTGACTGCGATCTTCGCTTCCTGAGGAAGGGATACCACAGGCTTTTCAGCAATGATCTCATCAAGATCTCTTCTCAGGTCGGACAAGAGTTCATCACGTTGTCTCATTGACATCGCATTGAACTTCATGACCTTGCGATCATACAAATATTCTTCCCATACGTCTGATATGTATGAGATGTACTCCTGTTCAAACTCTGCGTGTTTCATCGGGTCAGTTCTCCTGCGGGCCAACTGCGGCCCAGGACTTATTATAGCACACCTGTGACTTTCAGGGAAACAAAATGATTAGCCTTGGGACCCAAGTCATACCTGCCATGCGTTATTGACATGGCTCCTACCTGAGGTAGACCCTAGTCTACAATTTCCCGAAGCAGGAGTTCTGTATTAATTCCGAGCCCCTCAAGGTCTTCATGGTTTATCCAGCCCTTGACTGTTTTTTCTGGCAATGAAATGGATACTTCATAATCTGTATAGGATACACTAAGTATTTCTATCATCATCACCTTTTCTAGATTAATTGCTCTTGACTTACTCCAAGTGGCTTCTTTCCGTATATAAATCCAATTGCTCATCACAACACCTCCTCAGGCCTGCGCTTGGCAGGAAAATCTATGACATTCCCAGTTTCCACCTTCTCCACCACCGTTTCCTCCCATTTCACAGTTCGCTTAGTCACATCCTCGAATATACTTCGGGCTTCTGCCAAGGGCCTAAAAACAAACACTCGCTCCGTATAGTTAACTAGAGTGTTTTTAACAGGATCCAATAAACCATAACCTATAGCTCTCGTCGTACTGATAGTTTTGTGCCCCTCTTGAGGGAAGAACTTATATAGCGATTTGGTGAGACGAATCCCTCTCAAGTGGTCGGGTATAGAATTACTGATCCCCTTGTAAAATTCAAAGAAGGCATCGTGGAGAAGAGAAGTGTAAACTTTAACGTGCTCAGAAGGCCAGTCCAACCCAGCCACACCATCTTTGTTAGGCATCTTGTCCTTAATTATTTTAGGAAGATTGCCCGACTGTAATATATCTTCTACGAAGGCTTCCACTGGATCTGTTGCGCCCATCTGAGCTTCACGCTCAACTGTATGGAAAGGAGTGAATATATCTTCTTTTATTTTCCTAGTCTTGAGGAAGAACATTAACTGACCTAGCTTATGCTGACTTGCAATAGCTGAATATATGGGGCCAAAATAGCCAGGGTCGTAGTACGCGCCAGTAGCATTTCTTTTCAGATGTATGACATGGAACTTGAAAATATTGACACGACGATCATCGAGAGATAGCTTGAGATCTGATATATCATTTACTGCAAGCATAATCCGATGATACGAGGGAATCATATAGCCTCTAATACCCTTGTCGTGATAACGAATGAAATCTTCCGTCACGAGAGTCTTCAAAGTGTTTTCAAAACTTTTACTAATTCCTTTGTCAGCGGGTCGTTCTTCGAATAGCACAACTTGCTTAGTCGCATACTCTGCCGTAAATTGACTGTCGATTACGGACGAATTAATCGCTAAGAAATTAGCCGTACCTAACAGACTACGCAACACATTCCCAATAGTCGATTTACCAGCGCCCATAGGCCCTTCAAAGATAATCATTGTCCGAGGCTTTTCGGCGGGTTTCTGAATTATATGCGCAATCCAGTCCAGGACATACTCAGCAATGTCCTTTCCGAGTGAGTTTTCTAAATGACTAGTAAACCAGTCACTGTCCTGAGGAAGAGACTCGATAGGCTCGACCGGATATCCGCAGAATGTGTTTAAATAGGGGTGTTTTTCCTCTGGCATAATTACTAGTTTTTCAGTTGTGAATGGCGCATACACAATTCCAGAAGCTATTTTCTTACCCTCACGCATTAGCCAAAGATCGATTATTTTCTGATCGTTCTCGATCTTCGCTACCTGAGGATAAAGGTATTGGAGATTGCCCGGCTTATAGTTCCTATAGGGCATAGGCCTACTCAACATCGGGTCGCTCACATCGTAGTAATCAAACCCACCAGCCCCTGCGTTGTGCACAGGTATCAACGTCTCATCGAATAACTTGAACATAGCCTGTAGTTCAGCTGGATCTTTGATAGCTTGACGATCTTCTTCAGTTATATCAAGCAGCTCCGCTGTCCTGAGAAGGACCTCGGGACTATACTTAGCTGTGCTTGGCGTTGCATCGGCCAGGTCCCACTTCTCGGGATAGCCTTCGAGCAATTCGGTAAATACAATCTTCGGGGCCGTTTCTAGAAACGCACCAAGCTTACGCGCAGCTTTGATCCCACCCGTGTCGTTATCTGGCCAAAGGGTAACTTCTCTGTTTTTGAGAACATCCCAGTTATAGTGACTAATAGACGAGTCCGAATCATAGGCTACAACAAGCCAATCGGGGGAGAGCCAATCTCTCGCCGCATCAGCAGTCTTGAAACCACTGACAACCAGGACCGGCGCCTGAGGAAGGAGCTTGAGTATGTCAGAGCCATATGGATCAAAGCGCCTATTGCGCAATGGCAAATCAGACTCTTTCCAGTGAAATGACTTCTCTTGCGTATTCTTATCTGTTACAGAGAACACTTTGGCAAATACTTTATTGGACGTGCGCACAAGCCAAAACTCAATATTGCCTTCACGGTCTTTCTTTGGCCAGATCTTGTCCGGGGATATAATCTCATCGAACAGTTTAAGCCTTTCGAAATCGGGCTCATCATGGGGCGGGATGTTTATTTCATAGTTTCTCTTTGCTTCCTGAGGAAGGAGCTTTAGACTGAAAAGGGCTTTCTTTACATCGGCCACCGCGCAGCCACCGTTGCAGCTAATGCCCAGCTCAGGTTTACCGGTGATCTTATTGATCTTCTCGTACAACCTCAGCCATTGACTATTGTTTGCCAGATGCGTCTTGGACGGGCACGGACATGTTATCTCAGTCGGTGATTGTTCGTACTCGCCATTCGCCAGGCCCCTGGCTATCCTGAGGGAGAGTTGCTCTATTTCGGGGCTCATTGTATTTCCCTCAGGAGTTGTTTAATTTCACACAGTAGCAACCGAGCTTCGAGGGGCAGATACCCTGGGAGAGCAGAGGCTTGGTTTCTCTTTCTCTCAGCTATTCGCTGTCGGCGCTCAATGGCCTGTTTTATAGCTGTCCCTATCCTAATTTTAATTTTAATTTCCTCTGGTACAGGGACCCACTGGCGTTTCACACTTCTCTCCTGAGAAAAGATTACTCTCTGGAATCATAATAGCACATTTCCGAGGTAAAGAGAAGCGCTATTATCGCATATGTGCTATGTCAGGAATGCATATGTGTCCTTATTTGGTTCATCACATGGCGAGGTGCCTGAGGGTAACTGAGTACGAATAAATCCGAGGCAGAAGTTGTAAAAAGAGTCGTCGGCCCTAAGCCCTTGTTATTATTGCCTTTTACAAATTGTGCAAGAAAACGGGTTTTTTACACTACCCCTTATATAGGCTATTATTGGCCTTTTCTATTTTATCACCTTTTAATTCTAATATAAAATATATTTGTATAAGTTGTATAATTCGAAAAAGGTAACAAAATCAATGACTTAGGTCGGTACAACTTTTGTCCATCGAAAGACCAAACTTGTACTCGTATCTCTGAGGCATAAAGAGCCAAGAACCCTTATAATTCCACTCCTTCCTCAGGATATGGGGCGCCTGGCTGGTGCATCCGGGCACAATCTGCACATGAAATCTATGCACGTGGCCCATGGGCCCGCACAAATTCCATTGCCGATCCTTCCTCAGGTAGCGGACACATCTGCCCAATGAAATCTATGCACGTCCTCGTGTGCCACCCGCACAAATTTCATGGCGCCACCATTGCCAATCCCTTCCTCAGGTAGCCCGGATTTTCTAAAAGCTATTATTTGCAAACTTCGCAACTTCGCAGGCCGGGAAGACTCGCTAGTCGCTCGCATTTCTTGGGACCTCTCGCAAGAGCTCGCACAATGCCCAGGGCGCGTTGCACATTATTAAGAGTTTCATTTTAGAAGGACTCGCTGGTCGCTCGTTGACGGGCTAAGACTTGCTCTGCTCGGCCCTAAGTGCTCGCTCTGGCTCGCCATTGCCAAGAAAGGGTTAAGAGTTTTTATCGGCCCATCATCGTGAAGAACGATGAGCTGCCTTTAGTCATTATACGGGTCGGCACGGGGAGAAACTAAGTCAACGGGGGTATCCACCACCGCAGCATAACAAATTGTCACAGGACCCAAGAGCCTATGACAATTTGTCCTTTGACGATTACCTCGTTAACCCCCGTGTGACTGAGTCCCGTGCACCCCGTACATCCCATATTACTACTCAATGAAGAGTAGATAGGAGAACTAAACATGATTACCTTATCCGATGCTGTCTCTTGGGCTGACCAGGTCGAGGACAACCTCAACGACAACCTGCTCAATAACTTCGAAGATTTCTCGACTCCTGCTAGCGAGATTTTCGATGATCTCAACCGTTTTAAGTTGAGGGCAGCGCTTGTGACGTACTACGTGTCCCGCTCATTCCACAAGGAGATCCGCTAATGACTACGTTCATCACTCTGACTGACAAGTGCACACCGGCCAGCATCGCGGCAATCAAGACACCGCAGTGCAGGGAGATCCTCCAGTACCTGTTCACTACTCATGGCGTCGACAATCCGATCAACCAGTCGGATCTGTTGTTGGAATTCAATGCTCACCAGCACACCGGCAAGGTCCTCAGCAAGGGTTCCTCGGGTCCGATCTCGAGGATCTACGAGTTCTACCGCAAGCGTGGATTGCAGGATCCTGGCTTCATCACAGTCACCAAGTCGCCATCCAAGGCCTCAGAACACAAGGAGGTCATCGCAAATCTTCAGGCGAAGATCGACTACCTTTTCGCCAAGCTTGAAGAAATCCTCGAGCACGAGGACATCGACGAGATCAAGCTGGAACTGACGGAGCTCTGATCATGTCTCTGTTTCTTACCTGCGTCGCATCTGTAATCGCCACAGTCATCGTCGGTTTGCTCTGGTGCTGGTTGGTCGAAAGAGATAACTGGGACTGATATCAATCGCCAGCATCCGTAAGGGTGCTGGCTTCCCTTCAGCCAATGGAGAACAACATGAACGACGATCAGAAGAAAGAATTCCTGCTCAGCCACCACAAACCGGAACTCGTAGCCTATGTCATGGTTTACGAAGTATGGGAGGATGGGGAAATCACGCTGACCAAGGGAGGCGAGCTCTATCGCCAACGCACACTGCACTGCATCGAGCCCGGCAATCCGAACAAAGCATGGCCTATTGAGCTGTTCCCGGTTAACAACGGTTCACACGGTTATGTGATCACCGACTTGAATGGAGCAGAGGCCGTCCGAGCCGCTATTCTCGGTTGATACCTATCACGGGCGGTAGTCAGGGTCATGTGATCCTGGCTACCGCCTTCTTCTTTTTATTAACAGGATCGGTGCGCGCTAGTCGCTCGCTCTCTTGGTCTAGGAAGCAAGGTTCCCGGCTCCAATAGCACCGACCCTGGGCCCAAGAGCCCCCACCCATAGGGACGAAGTCAAAGACAATTTTCAACCACATATGACCCCTCGTACATTTCACGAATTTCATCTCAACTGCCAGACATAGGCCCTAGGCCCTAGGCCCTAGGCCCTAGGGCCTAACCCCCCTGCCAGACATAGGCCCTAGGCCCTAGGCCCTATGCGCGTCATCCACCCGCACAAACAGCCAGTCGCATGTGACAATTTGCCACATTTACTTTTGCAAAATATCAGTTTATGCTAATTAGCATAAACAAGCATATTTTCAGCCCTGTGTGAATGCGAGTGACCCAGCCAGTTCAAGAAGACCAGTTCGACCTAGATCGCAAGGCGCAGTTTGCCGCTCTGTACTGCTATGGTCAGACCCTTCCCCAGGCCTTGATGGGAGCTGGTTATGGCACCCGTTCCCTCAACACAGCATTGTCCCTCCTCAGGGATCCGTACGTCCTCCAGTGCATTGCCGATACACGTGAATGGATCAATTCCAAGTTGGCGGACAATGCGAACACGATCCTTGAGCAGCTGGAGCGTGATCGCGAGCTGGCCCATACCATGGAGAACCCGTCGGCGGCCGTCGCTGCAACGATGGCTAAGGCAAAGCTTCTTGGGCTCCTCGAACTCAACGCCAAGCAGCCGAGCAAACTCGTCATCACCTGGGGCGATGATAGTGACTCCTCCTCAGGAGAAGCGGCGTGATCCCCCAAGCGCTCAAGAGAATATTCCACGCTCCTGAGGACGTAGTGCCTCAGCTGAGGAGGGAGCAATCGCGAGGCGTGTCGGTCAGAATTCCGTACGTACCGCGGACCTGGTTTAAGCCATTCCACGAACGGAGGGAAAGGTTTGCACTGATCGTGGCTGCTCGGAGGGCGGGCAAGACGGTCGCTGTTATCAATGATGACATCAAATGCTTACTGAGACATCAGCGCAGGTTCCCAGTTCCTCAGGGCGTATTTATCTCACCTACCTTCGCACAGAGCAAACGCAATGCCTGGGCGTATGTGAAGGAGTACTGCAGTACACTGCCGGGGGCTCGGCCGCTCGAAGGAGAGTTGACCATGCTGCTTCCTAACGGAGCGCGTTATATTTTGACGGGGTCCGACAACTACGAAGCCCTGAGAGGGATGTACCTGGACCGGGCGACTCTCGATGAATTTGCTTCACAAGATCCGCGTGTTTGGGGCGAGGTGGTGCGGCCGGCACTGTCGGATTATGCAGGCTCTGCTAATTTCATAGGATCGGCCAAGGGCCGAAATGCCTTCTATGATATGTATGAGATGGCAAAGAAAGATCCCAATTGGTATACGGACATGCTGAAGGCCTCAGTCATTAATCATCTTTCTCAGGAAGAGCTGCAGCTGGCCAGGGAGACGATGACTCCTGAGCAGTATGCGCAGGAATACGAATGTTCATTCGACTCGGCTGTGCAGGGAGCGTTTTACGGGGCTGATATCGAGCAGGCGGAGAACGAAAAGCGCATATGTGGCGTTCCGTATGATAAGGCGGCAGATGTTTATGCAGCCTGGGACCTGGGCATTGGTAATGCCATGGCTGTATGGGAATTCCAGCTGGTCGGCAAGGAGTGGCACTGGTTGCGCTATATTGAAAACACTGGAAAAGGTCTGGATTGGTACTTGGACGAGCAGAAGAGCCGCCCGTACAAGATCGATTTGCACATTTTGCCGCATGATGCGAAGGCCAAGGAGCTGCAAAGCGGAAAGACTCGTGAACAGTTCTTCGAAGATCGCGGTCACTCGGTATTCGTATGCAAACGCGAGTTTATCCAGGACGGCATCCATGCTGTGAAGATGATGCTCAACAAGTCCTGGTTCGATAAGGAAAATACCAGGCGAGGAATTGACTGCTTGCGCATGTACCGCAGTCAGTTGGACACTAAGAATAACGTGCTCTCGGACAAGCCGCTGCATGACTGGACCTCGAATGGTGCCGATGCCATGAGGACTGGTGTGATGGGTGTGAGGGAGAAATTTAGGCCTGTCCTAGAGTCATCTGGACGGGAACGTGTTCCACAGGCTTGGATGGGCTAATGGCCAAGGAAAAAGACATCCTCGAAGACCAGAAGGCGATGTTCGACATCATCGCTGACTCTGAGTCCGACCAGCGCGAGATGATGCTGGACGACCTGAAGTTTGGTCGTATGGGGGAACAGTGGCCCGAAGAAGTGAAGGTACAGCGGCGGCAGGAAGGCCGCCCGATGCTGACCATCAACGTAATGCCGACGTTCGTGCGACAGGTTGTGAACGATGCACGGCAGAACCGCCCCGCGATCAAGGTGAAGCCGGTGGGGGCGGCGGGCAACACTCGCACTGCCAATGTGTTCAACGGCATTATCAAGAATATCGAGAACGTGAGCCGGGCGGATATCGCATATGACACAGCTATGGATTTTGCTGTCAGCGCTGGTATTGGGTATTATCGTATTGACATTGAGTATGAGCACCCCTACTCGTTTGATCAAGTACTCCGCATCAATCGCGTCCCGAACGTCTTCTCGGTATTCGGCGACCCCTACTCGAAGCGGGCAGACAGTGCCGATTGGAACAACGCGTTTGTCGTCGACTACATGTCGAAAGACGAATTCCAGCGGGAGTACAAGGGTGCTGAAGAAGTGGACTGGGAGAGCACTGGCTACAGCGCTCTGCAGGATCCGTGGCTCAATGACGAAAAGGTACTGGTTTGTGAGAGTTGGGAACGCTCAACAACCAAAATCACCCTGGTCAAACTGAGCAACGGTGAAATTCTTGAGTCCCCCGCATACAAGAACGTCAAGCCCTTGTATGACGCTATGGGCATCCAAGTTGTAGCCGAGCGTCCTTCTCAGGGCAGCAAGGTCACCCAGCGGATGATGACCGGCGCGGAGATCTTGGAGACCACCGAATGGGCGGGAAAGTATATTCCGATCGTACCGGTCTATGGTGAAGAAATCAATATTGAAGGACGTAAGCTCTACCGGTCCCTCATACACAATTCCAAAGATGCCCAGCGAATGATGAACTACTGGCGGACCACCTCTACCGAGTTGGTCTCCCTCGCCCCGCGAGTGCCGTTCATCGGTGAGGAGGGTGCGTTCGACGTTGAGGGTGAGGCCAAGAAGTGGGCCAGCGCCAACTCGGTCTCTTACGCCTATCTCCAATACAAGCGTGGTTATCAGCCGCCCATGCGTCAGCCCTTGGACGGGGGCGGCGCCATCGGGGCTATGGGCGAAGCTATGGCGGCTGACCGTGACATCAAGAACACTATGGGAATGCATGAAGCAAGTTTGGGCCAGAAATCCAATGAAACTTCAGGCAAGGCGATCTCCCTACGTCAACGTGAAGGTGATGTCTCCACATTTCATTTTATTGACAACCTCAATCGAGCCATTGCGCACGGCGGGTCAATTCTGGTCGATCTCATTCCGCTCGTGTACACTAGTGAGCGTGTCGTACGGATCATCCAGCCGGATGGGAAGCAGCAGTCAATCAAGGTAGGGTCGCAGCAGCCGCAGGGAGCCACGCCTCAGGCGCCCCAAGGCATGTCTCCCCCGCAAGGAGGGGTACCAGTTGTGGGATCGGCTGGTGCCCCTCCGCCCCCATCACCATCCATGCCAGGAACTCCCCCCGGCATGGTAGGGCCCCCCGGTATGGCTCCCCCGCCGTCTGGGGGCCCGACCCCTCCTCCACCTGACGAAGATGGTATCATCGGAATATACGACCTTGGCGCAGGCATCTATGATGTGGTTGTGGATACTGGCAAGTCTTTTACCACCCAGCGGGAAGAGTTTGCCACACAGGCCACCGAATTTCTCCGTGCCTTCCCTCAGGCCGCGCCGATCATCGGCGACATCCTGGTCAAGTCGCTGGATTGGCCGCAGGCGGAGGAAATTGCTGGGCGATTGAAGGCCATGATGCCTCCGCAGGCGACCGGCGGCATTCCGCCTCAGCTGCAAGAGCAAATTCAGAAGGGCATGGAAGAGATCAAGCGGCTTACGCAGGAGAACGAGCAGTTGAAGGTTGCTGCCAAGTCCGATGCGCAAGCTAACCAGATTGAGGCTCAGAAGGTTCAGATCGAGGCGGCGCTGAAAGAGCAAGAGCTGAAGATCAAGAGCTTCCAGGCCGAGACCGACCGCATGAAGCTCGTTATGCCCCCGCCTTCTAAGCCCAACTCATCGTCCAACGCGAATAGGAGTTCGTGATGTTCACAGCAGGAACCGAAGCACGTATTCCCAGCCGGGCGTGGGTTGCAACGCCGAGTGATACTGTTCTGTACGAGAATGAGGCCGCTGCCCTGTGGGTGGGGACTACCGGCAACCTCACGCTCGTCCTGCGCAATGGCTTGACGATCGCGTTCACCAATGTGCCGGTTGGTTACTTCCCGTTCTGCCACATAGGCGTCAAGGCCACTGGCACTACCGCCGCCGGTCTGGTTGCGGTGGCCTGACATGACTGTTGCGGTTGCCATAGGCATTCCATTTAGCCAGCGTAGGGGTTCGGCTCTAGCTGGCTTGCCTGTGAATACTATGAAGCCGAGTGTTATTGGGGTAGCCGAATACAATCAACAGCTTGCATCAACCGATGGAATGTGGTCAGGTAATCCTGTCATTACTTACACCTACCAGTGGCTAGCGGACGGCGAGCCAGTGCTTGGGGCCACGTTTAGTACATTCTACCCCCGTCTATCTGATGTGGGGAAGCGCATCAGTATTGAGGTTACGGCGACGAATAGCGTCGGCACGGCATCGTCGGTTTCTTTAGAAACAGCAACGGTGTATAATCCATATCTCGTGAATACCGGCGCTGAAAGCGTTATGGCCGAGTATGTTGATGGCATAGCTTTTGACTGGTCTGATGATTCCTGCATGATAAAGAATCAGGCTGTACCCGCGAATAACTACCTTGGATTAGCTTCAACCAAGTTGCCGGTCGTCCGGGCTTCAACAGCCACAACGTTAAATCGCTATGGCTTGATTGAAACTGTTGGAAACAATGTTCATCGTCCGTGGTTTGACCCCGCTACGGGTAGACGAACTGGCTTTGTGTTTGAAAGTCAATCTACTAATAGGCAAGTTTATAGCGAAGACCCTTCGCAATCGCCATGGTTTGTTAGCCCAGCAAGCACACTGACAGTGGTTGACACCAATGTGATTGACCCAATGGGTAATGCTGCGTTTTCTAAAGGAATACGTAAGGCTACCCAGACTGGTGAGGGGCGTCTTTCTTGCAGCAGGGCGTATACCATAGGGACAAAAACTTGCGCTTCGTTCTTTATTCAGGGCTTGAGAAATCGCCCGCAGTATGACGCAATAATTCATATCAATGGTAACGCATTTGCCAATGCCACTGCACGGTATGTAAAATTTCAGTGGTCCAATGGACCCGATGCTCCGCCTGTTATGACTGTCTCTGATACAGGCGGAGGCGGCATCTATGCCTACGGCTCGGTGAATTACCCGAACGGGTGGGCGAGAATCTATGTCACGTTTATCCCAGGAACAGTTACAACCTCTGCGGTAGGCTTCGGGCTTAGCACCTACTATGACGGCGTATCACCACCTATGGATGTTCCTGTGTGGGGCTTCCAAGTAGAGGAAAATGTTGCGGTCCCGTCTAGCTATATTCCCACCACTACGGTAGCTGTTACCAGATCTTTTGACGATTGCTTTATCAATACATCAATCCTTCCTCAGGCGGCGAACTATGGTACAATGTACGCTAGAGCGCGCATTATTGGCACTACTTTGGTTCCTATGGGGGGAGCCACCGCCCTCGCTGGGTGGCTAGATAACAATAATTATGTTGGTGTATATTTCGATAGTCCAAGCACGAATATTCCGGTTATTGAGTATTCAAAAGGCGTTAATACTTACAGATATTTTGAAGGAACACGCGCTGTTTTAAGAGCAGACGAAGCTTTGGCGTTCAGCGTGAATGGTACTTTGGCTATAGGCTGTCAAAACGGGGGTAGTCAGATAAATGGATTTGGTGCAACTCCCCCTGCTGGCTTCCCGGCCCTAACTGACCTCTATATTGGCAATTTTGGCGGGCCCAACAACGGACTAAACGGAACGCTTTCGCAGGGGCTATTTGCTCCATTGCCAAGCTCACTTAGTCAGTTGCAGTCGTTGACTGCGCCCAAAGCGGCGCCTACACGATTGACTATGGCTGAACGCCTAATGGCGCCTGAACTGAACGGGTGGGCGTTTGATTTCACAGATGATTCTTGCCAAGTGAAAGACGTAGCTACGCCTGGAAACGCATACAACGGGACAGCTACGGGCAAGTTCCCGATGGTACGGGCCTCAACTGCTACGGTGATGGGTTCTGATGGGCTATACAAGACGGTAGCAAATAACGAACATCGTTTTGGACACAACCCCTTGTCTGGTGTCCGCCTAGGTTCCATTATTGGGCGGCAGGTCACAAACAGCTATATTTGGAGTAACGACTATACTCAGTCTTGGTGGACCAAAACAAACGCTACGGCAGAAGCAACGACTAAAGCTGCCCCGGATGGAGTAGCTAACTGCCTTGGTCTGCGTCGGGCTGCTGCAGGAAATCCGGCTACGGTTTCTCGTGCCCTATCTAGAACCGCTGCTGCGGCTGGGGTGACAACTGGCTGGTTTGAGGCCGGAAATGAGAGTATCTATTTCTCAGTAAGTGGGTCTTACTTTACGGATACGTTGCTTCGTGAAGCTACTTTGTCCATGTCGAACGGTTTGCCCGGAGCATGGACCATGAATGATCCAGGTGGAAAGATTGTAAGCAAGGGGTATCAACTCCTTAAAAACGGTTGGATAAAAGTTTGGATTGTCGTAGTCCCAGATAACACTGGGACCTTTGCTAGCGCTATCGGATTTGGGGCGGGATCTGATGTCTCATCGGCCCACGCCATGTGGTGTCTGATGCTAACAAACAATCGCAGCATCACTAGCGATCCTATCCCAACCAGTGGCGTCGCAGCCACTAAGGCTATAGATCTTGTGAGCGTCTCTTCTGCCAGCCTTAAGTGCGGAACTACTCAACGTACGGCGTTTATGGCAGGTATGTTGTCAGAGATCGAGGATGACGCGACCTTTAATAAGGTCTTCCTTGATCTTTATACAGCTACTGACGATCGTTCGTTAAACTACATTGCCCTCAACGTAACAAAGCTATCTCAGATTGGGTTTAACATTCCCGGTGGTACAAACTTATTGCTGCAGAGCCCAAGCACAGTTGTTTCTGGTGTGCCTAGGAAGGCGGGGTACGCATGGAACAAGCCCTCGGCATCAGTGGGTTATGTAAACGGAGTTGCTATGACCCTTTCCGTAGACTCTGCGGCGGTGCTTGATTCGGTAACCACTGTTACCTTAGGGTCTCAAACCGCGGGCGCAAATAATGTGCTGTCAGGCGCTTTGATCTCTGGCATGGTTCTTCCACGCGCCATGATTGCCGCTGAACTGCAAGGGATTACCAAATGACAATGAAAGACTTCACGTTCAACTGTGTATCCCCCGAGGACTGGGACGCATATGTCACTACCCTCCCTGAGGGAACGTGGGTAGACGAAATTGGCTGGATGCCCTTCGGCCTGCTGGAGGCACCGGCGGGCACCGAAATGGATGACCCGCAATTCGAGAATGCGCAGGCGGTATGGAACGTCAACTCCCGCATCGATGACGAGCTATACCCCGCCTCTCGCATTGCTAATGTGTCTTTGGGCAACGAGAACGTCATCTGGATCGATCCTGTGACTATTACCAATCCCCAGCGCGAATGGGCCGGGGGCATGGACTACTGGACTGCCGAGCCCGAGCCCGCAACTACAACCCCCAAGAGGAAAAGCAAATGAGCGACGATCCTATTCTAGCCACCGAACCCGAAGTCCTTCCTCAGGAAGCCCCTGATGATCCGGTGGACGATGAACCTGAGGTTGACTCTCCTGATGGTGAGGGTGATGAACTTTCGGAAGATGAAGAAGTCGAACTCGAAGGCAAGAAATTCAAGGTCTCTCCGCTGATCAAGGCGGCAATTCTGCGGCAGGAGGACTATACTGTCAAAACGCAGGAGATCGCCGAGCGGGCCAAGGAATTCGAGGCCGAGCGGGAGACCTTCGCCAAGCAGATCCAAGACCAGCAGGCGTTCATGGAGGACATCGCCGATGTCCGGGCCATGGACAAGGGCCTCGCTGAATATGCCAAGATTGACTGGAATACCCTTGCCCAGACGGATCCCAACCGGGCGCTCCAGCTACAGATTTCCTACCAGCAACTCCGCGACGCCCGGTCTGCCAAGGCGCAGGAATTGGATGGGAAGGTGAGCAAGCACGTATCGGAGCAGGAACAGCATATCGCTGCTGCTACGCAGAAGACCGTGGATGCTCTCAAGGCACCGGACCCGGCCAATGGATGGCCAGGCTATTCGGAGGCCCATATGGCCAAGTTGGCCAAGGCAGCTAAGGAGCTCGGGGTATCCAGTGCGGACCTGAAGCGAATCACTTCGCCTCTGGCAATCAAGATCTTGAACCTCGGGGTCATCGGGCTCAATTCACTCAAGCAGGCCCGCAAACCCGCTACACCCACGCCGGAACCGAGGCCCGTACCGCAAGTGCGAGGCGCTAGGGGCAACGGCGCGGTGAACCCCGACAAGATGCCAATCGAAGATTGGGTCAAGTGGGAACGTAAGCGCATGGCGAAAGCTGCCGCAGGACCCAACCACTAACCGGGCCAAGCCCAGGAGAATACAATGGTCAATACTCTTCTCACTGTCAGCCAGATCACCCGAAAGGCGCTGATGATCCTTCATCAGAAGGCCAATTTCATCAGCTCGATCAACAAGGCGTACGACGACTCTTTCGCCAAGGAAGGCGCCAAGATCGGCGACAGCCTCCGCATCCGCCTGCCGAACCGCTACGTGACACGCAACACTGTCGCCCTCTCGACACAGGATACCAAGGAACGTCAGATCGTTCTCGCGGTCTCCAAGCGCATGGGCGTCGACGTATCGTTCACTTCGGCTGAACTCACCCTGTCTATGGACGATTTCTCGAACCGCATCCTAGATCCAGCCATGTCGGTCCTCGCCGCTGGGCTGGAAGCTGACGCCATGTCGATGATCGAGGGTGTTCCTCAGCAGGTGAACAACCAGGGTGCCCCCTGCCAGTGGCGCCATGTCATGGAAGGACGGCGTCTGCTCGGCGCGGCCCTCACCCCGCTCGACAAGCGCTCGGCCAACCTGAACCTCCAGGATAACGTCGATCTGATCGACAACCTGAAGGGTCTGGTTAACGACAAGTCGGAACTCTCGAAGCAGTACATCGAGGGCTACATGGGCAGGACCGCAGGGTTCGACTTCATGGAAAACACCCTCTGGCCGCGCCATACGCGCGGAACGGCGAACGCCGCCTATGTCGTCGGCACCGCTCCGGCGCAGGGCGCTACTACCCTTAACGTCACTACCGGCGCTGGCACCCTGAAGAAGGGCGACAGCTTCACCATCGCGGGCGTCTATCGTGTCCACCAGGAAACTCGTCAGCCGACTGCATATCTCATGCAGTTCAAGGCTACGGCGGATTACGCTGGTGGCGCGGGCGATATCGGCATATACCCGGCGCTGTATTCGCTCAGTACTGGTGCCAGCGCGGCAGACCAGACCGTCTCGGCGCTTCCGGCTCCGGGCGCGGCGCTGGTCATCGCTGGTACTTCCGGCGCTACGTGGGGGCAGTCCCTCATGTACCACAAGGATGCCTTCACCTTCGCCACGGCGGACCTCGTCATGCCAAACGGCGTCGACTTCAAGGCCCGCGAGGTCCTTGACGGTATCTCGATGCGCATCATCCGCGCCTACGACATCAATACGGACGCCTTCCCGTGCCGTATTGATGTCCAGTACGGTTACAAGGAACTGCGCACTCAGACCGCCGCCGTCTTGGCCTGCAACTAGGAGGAACGCACATGGGTGTCATGATCAACGAGGACCGGTTCGGCATTGCATCCGCATCGTTCAACGTGGTGTCGTGCGCGGCTGCGGCCATCACGGAGCAGTCGTTCACGGTTGCCGGGCTTCGCCCCGGCGACTTCTGTCATCTGAATGCCCAGTCCAGCGGACTGGGCAACGTTGGCATTGCCGGGCTACGTGTCTCGGCAGCTAACACGTTGACGGTGAGGTTCATCAACCCCACCGCCGCCCCGATCAACCCCGGCACCGTTCCGTTCCTGGTCTTCTGGTTCAGGCCGGAGAAGCTGCTGGCGAATATCGCCGCCGTGTAACAATAACGAGGCGGGGGACCACCCCCGCCTCTCTACCGGAGGGAACGATGGCTACTCTCGGCGAACTACGGGCTACCATACTAGACGACCTGATTGACTCGCGGCTTACTACTCCGCAGGTCAACCGGGCGATCAATGATGCCATCAACTTCTATGAGAAGAAGTCGTTCTACTTCAACGGGTTCAACAAGTCCGTGACGCTTATCGGCGGGCAGGAATACTACACATCGTCAGACATTCCCGACTACGTATCGATCGAATACATTGAATTCACTACCGGCGGCTTGCGTATTAAGGTCATGCCGGTTGATGACAGCTACATCGCCGCGCTCCAAAATGGAGGCGTGACGGGCACCCCCTACGCGTTCTCGTACATCCACCAGCAACTCCGTTTCTTTCCCATCCCTTCCTCAGGGATAATGGCTACCGTCCAGGCAGCTGTCAAGTTCCCGCCACTAGCTGATGACAGCTCATCCAATGTGTGGACTACCGAGGCCGAGGAACTGATACGCCAATCGGCCAAGCGCCGGTTGGCCCTGAATATCTTACACAATGTCGAGTTAGCTCAGTCGGTTATGCCGTTGGAGCAGGAAGCATATGATGCTCTGCTGGCGGAGAGCCGCCGCCGGTATCCAGTGCGGGTGCTAACTTCGCCGGGTGACCTCTCGCTTATGTCTGGCTACGAAACGTGGGGTGTTGACTCGTGGCAATGATACCACTAGGACCCTGGCTACCTGACGCCGCTGAGTTTATGAGTGGTGCGTCTCGTATTGCCCAGAATGTGGCGCCATCGGCTCAGGGTTATCGCCCGTTCCCGCAGTTTGAACGGTATGGTGACAACATTGCCGGAGCGCCGAGAGGTGCGTTCTCGTGTATTTCTGCCGTGGGGACCATCTACAACTTCGTGGGGACGGCTACGCGGCTGTATCGGGCGGCAACAGATGGGTTGTCGTGGCTCAACGCTACGCGCACTGCCGGGGGTGACTATACTACTCCGCCTGGGGGCTTCTGGACCTTTAGCCAATTTGGTGATTTAGTCACGGCTCAGAATGGCTTTGATACTCCGCAGACCTTTACGTTGGACGTATCAACCAACTTTATAAACGATGCCAATATCCCGGTGGCTCAGTTCTCTGGCACGGTTCGCGGGTTCTCTGTTGCTGCCAGGTTATTGACCGATAATCACGCGTTGGCTTGGTCTGGAATATATTCGCCTACTGATTTCGTTCCCTCTGACATTACTATGTCGGATCAGCAGTATATGCCGGACGGGGGTGAAATCATGGGGTTCGTTGGCGGCGAGATCGGGGTGCTGTTCCAGCGCCGCGCTATTCAGCGTATGGTGTTCGCCGGTCCTCCGCTGACCTTTGGGTTCGACAAGATATCGAACACGCTTGGCTGCCGGGCTTCTGGGTCTATCGCCGCTTACGGGGATCTGATATTCTTTTTGGCCGAGAACGGGGTGCATATGATCCGTTCGGGCCAGGAGATAGTTCCTATTGGCGAAGGCAAGATTGACCTGTGGTTCGCTGCCAATGTCAACAAAGAGTTCTATAACAATATCTCATCGGCCATTAACCCCGTTGGTAAGACCTACATAATGGGCTTCCCAACTATGGCTTCTGCGGACGGCACCCCCGACAAGTTGCTGGTATATCATTGGCCTACCGGCAAGTGGTCGCTGATCGACCGGGAGCACCTGTGGCTCTATACCGCCATTGCGCAGACTGGCTATAACCTAGATACCATCGACGACCTGAACCCCAATCCGCCAAATACTACTGGCATCGACGGGATGAACTTCTCATTTGATGCAGCTATCTTCTCAGGGCCGGGGATACTCAATCTCTCGATGTTTGACAAGGCTCGCTATAACGGGTTCTTCAATGGACCCCCGATGCGAGCGCAGGTAGAGACGGGAGCTATTCAGCTGGTGCCGGGGCGCAAGTCGCTTCTGCTGGGGGTTCGCCCGATGGCCGAGGGAGATTACGATGATATCTCTGCGTATGATGCTGTGGCCGATCGTCTGCAGGATAGCTTCGTCACCACTTCTGGCCAAAATAATGTTCGTGTTGCTAATAGTCGAGGCATCGTTCCTATGCGTTCTTCTGGCCGCTATCATCGCCTCGGAGTAATCATAGGAGCGGACGCTGGGCGGTGGACAACAATGCTTGGTGTCGATGATCTCGATGTCAAGCCACAATCTAAATAGGAGTCGGTTATGCCCGCACCCCCAACACGATCTCAACAAGCCGCTCATCAAGCTGCTGTTAGCCAGAGCCATTATGCCGGGACTGGTGGTACGGCTAATTCTGGCTATGGGAATCAGTCCAATAACTACAGTGGGACTGGTGGTGCGCCAAACGCCGGATATGGCAATCAGGGCAGTATTGGCGGCAGCGCTAGCTCAGGCGGAGGCGCAGCGGCTAGTGTTGGAGGTTGGCCCAATGGCGGAACAGGCAATTCTGGGGGTGCGTTCAACACTGGAGTGGGAGCTGGGGGTGGTGCTACGACTGGAAGCGGTATTGTAGCGTTACACTCACCTACGCCTCCCGCCTTGGGGGTGACTCTTGGATCTGGCGTTGCTGACGCGATCGTTGGCATATTCCGGAATATGTTTGCTCCTGCTCCTGAAAAGTATCAGGATCGTGTTCCAGCAGCAAAAAATCCTGTGAAGAAAACCTACACGGATCGGGTTCCGCAAGAAGGAGAGGAGGTTCCGGACTATACTCCGAACTACAATCTCCCCTACAGCTATGCTCCATTCCGCAATCCCTACGCTCCACCTGTTCCGCAAGCGCCTGGAGGAGTAGCTGATCCAAACAGCGTTGGCTGGGGACGTGGGCTTAGGATGCCCCCCAATCCAACGACTCCTCCTTCATCTGCAACGCCTCCTAATACTGCGGGCTTTCCAGGATACCAGCAACAAGGCGAATACTATTCAGGCAGTGATGGCTCACTACATCTTCCTGCGGGGTATAACGCGGATGGGCCTGAGACACCTGACGAGCAGAGGTTCAACCCCAACAATAATGAGACGGCTGGGGGCGCACCTCCGCCGAGTGCCAATGAGAATCCCGTCTACGGCAATTCTCAACCTGCCCTGCCGCGCAATCCCTATGCTCAGCAAGTGCAGGACCGGATTGAGGCGGGGCCGTTCGGCCGGTTCGCGGGCTGGCTCGGTTCATCGTCACCTTCTCAGGGTGGGGGCCTGTGGGGCGGCTTCGACGATATAGGCGGACACGGGGACATTTCCGAGATGGAAGCACGGCGGCGGGAGGCCGAGGCTCGCCGCAGAGCTATCGCTGCCAGCATCCCCGCGCTTAACCCCCCGAGCAGTCCGGTTACGTCGATTCCGCAATGGGCCTATCCGCAATATACACAGTCGTGGTTGGTATGATGACACCTGAGGAAAGAGATCGAGCGGTGGATAGGCTGCTGAACAAGGTGGAACACTACCTTGCGCAAGTGAAGGAGCGTATGCCGAGGGTGCGGGCGGAAGCACCACACCGGACGGCGGAGGAGCTAGCCAATGGGTAAGCCTCCTCCGCCAGAGTATAAACTTAGGCATCCGTTGAACGCCTTTCCTATCGACAACCCCCCACCTCTCAATATGTCGAGCCTGGGGGAAATATCGCGTTGGGCAAGGCGATTTTACGATAGTCTCAGAATGCTTCGGCAGGGTAAACTGGATGTCAATATCTATGTCACGCTTACTTCAATAGATGATATCACTGAATTTTACGACCCCAGATTGACGATCCAAAGTCAACTGATTTGGTCGCCGTTGAACGCGAATGCCAGCACCCTCTTCAACGATCCGAAGGGTATATATTCGTATATTGATGATCGCCATGACGGCCACTGGACCATTCGTCACGCAAACAAAGATCTAGAAGACATGAAATTCCTGGTGACAATAATCGGATGACAAACATTATTGCCATAACCTCGGTCACACCACCACAGCTTCCCAGCGTGTGGAACAAGGCGTCGTCGATGCTTGCGCCAATTGTGCGAAAGGCGGGGGATAGCCTAGACTCGCTGTGTCGCCAAGTATTTGCTGGCGAGTCCCAGCTGACCATTGCCGTGAACAAGGAGACGTACGAAATCCAGGCCGTCGTCGTTACACAATCCTTCCTCAGGAAAGGGCAAAACGTCCTGAATATACAATACCTAGCTGGTCGAGGCATAAATGACTGGATAGTGTATCTCGATCAGATCGAAGACTGGGCGCGCAAGAACAAGTATCACTCGGTTGTAGTAGACCGGGGCCGTATGGGCTGGGAGCGGTTCCTGCAGCCCTACGGCTACAAGGCAGCAGAAGTTAAGATGGAAAAGGTGCTCTGATGGGCGGACAGCAAAAAGAGTCGGTTACCACAAACACCTCGGAGCCGTGGTCCAAGCAGATGCCCTTCGTGCTGGAGGGCTTTGATCAAGCCAAGAAGCTGTGGCAAAAAGAGGGACCGAGCTATTTTCCTGGTTCGACCGTGGCTGGGTTCAGCCCGGATCAGGAAGCGGCGTTCGGTATAGTACGAAATCAGGCCGATGCCGGGTCCGCCGGGTCGCAGGGTGTTACACAGGCCCAGAACACGAATACTGACTTCCTGACCGGCAAGTACCTGAACTCGAACCCCTACGATGATCAGGTGTTCCAGAATATCCAGTCGAAGATCATGCCCGCTGTGCAATCGCAGGCTATGATGGCCGGGCGGCAGGGATCGCAGCAGGCCGGAGGCTTGGCGGCGCAGGAACTCACTAACGCCTATGCGCCCTATGCTTCTCAACAATACGGGCAGGGTCTCGACCGGATGCAGCAGGCAGCGCAGATGGCGCCGGGTCTTAACGAGGCCGGATACTTCGGGGCTGACGCGCTGTCACGGGTGGGTGATAAGACGCAGGCGCTGGGGCAGGCTGAATTGGGCGATAAAATTAGTCGCTACAATTACTACCAGAACCTTGACTACAGTAAGCTGCAAGACTACATGAAGAATATCGGCGGCAATTGGGGAGGCACGAGTTCTACCAGCACCCCCTACCAGCAGCCCGGACTATTCGGCCAGATACTCGGCGGCGCATTGACCGGCCTCAGCTTGTTCTAGGAGAATCACTATGGGTGTTTTCGACGGCCTCATGAATAAACTGAACCCGTCCAACGGCTTGTTCGGACCTGATTCCATGCAGGATGCCCAGTACCGCAACGTCTTCGGTGAGTCCTATTCGCCTGAAGCTTACGCCAAGGAGCGCCGCCGTGCCCTACTCCGGGGCGCGGGAATGTCACTCCTTTCTCAGGAGCCGACGAGATTCAAGCAGGGGCCGCTTACGCCGTTCGCACAGGCATTTGGAAAGGGCGCCGAGGCCATGGACCAAGGGGGCCAGGACTACCTGAAGATGGCCGAGACATCGAGTGAAGCCGCCAAGACGGCAAGAGAGCAGGCCAAGCATAAGGCCTTTATGGATGCGGCATTGGCACAGGCTCCGCCGGAAATCCAAGCCATGGCCAAGGCATACCCGGATCTATACGCCAAGGCGTATTTCGAGAACGAGCAGGCGAAACAGAAGGCTGCGATGGAGGCCCAGAACCCCACTGCTCCTGAATACTACGGAACTGGCTACGTTTATGAAAATATCAAGGATCCCACGCAAACGCAAGTAGTTCAGCTTCGCAAGGACGGCAAAAACGTACTCCCTGATTCGAAAGAGTGGAGGCTATCTCAGCGAGTTACCTATGGTGATACTGGAACCGAGCTAGTTCCGCTAGGCAATCGTACCGGAACTCAGGTGGGAACGCCCATAGCCAAGTCTCCTGAGGAAGAGGCGAATTTGAAGAAGAAAGGTGCCCTGAAGGCTGAGCGCGAAGCCGAGAAGCCACTTGTGACCGCGCGCTTGACCGAAGCTATAACGGCTCTTGATACGGCCGATGCCAATCTTGTGGATATCCTTGATGATCCAGGTCTCAAGGGTAACTACGGTCTCCGCGGTATGTTCCCGAACGCTCCTTGGGGTGAAGCTGCTACTACGTGGCAGAAGATCAAGACTGCCGGGTATCAGCAGATCATAGGACAGATGGCGGCTCTGAAACAGCTATCAGCCACTGGATCAACTGGCTTCGGTCAGATGGTGACGTATGAAGAAGAGATACTGAAGAACGCCATTGCCAGCCTTGACAGTGCACAGGGTGAAGAAGCCGTGAGAATACAGATGAATAAGCTCAGGGAGGCTATGGCGAAGAGCAAGGCCAATCTCCTTAAGGCCTACATGGAGACCTACAGCGGGCAGGATGCCAGTACTGCTGAAGACGACGCCCTGATTAACAAGTACTAGTGGGACAACGAATATGGCCACCAGGGAAGAGCTACTTGCCAAATTGCGGAAGGCGGATGCGGCTGGAGATGTACCAGCAGCTAAAGCTATTGCCAAGCGTATCAGAGAGCTTGACGGAACACCCCAAGTCCCCGCCTTGAGTCTCAACAAGGCCCTTAATACCCCCTTGCCCATGTCACCCGAAGCCGAAGCTGAAGCTAAGGCCCAAGATCTGCGCGAGTCCTACGCCAAGGAATTTCGCGACGCTCCTTGGTACAGTAAGGCGACTACCGCTGCTGGGGATCTTCTTTCTAAGGGACTATCTGGCGCAACTGTTGGTGGAGCCGATTGGCTCGCCAAGCAAACTGGGACTGATCCAGCTGAATTCGACAAGCGCGATGCACGACTCAATTATTGGCTCGGTCCAGCTGCAGAACTACCGAGTGTTGTCGGCAATGTAATGGGCCCAGGCAAACTTTCAACGCTGAACAAACCAGCAATTGCAGGTATTCAAGGACTCAAGGGTCTAGCTGCTCGCACAGGTATCGCTGGTCTCGAGGGTTCGGGCTGGGGCGGACTCAACGCTTTTTTCAATGACCAGGACATTGCAACTGGTATGGCTGCTGGAGGGCTCGGTGGTTTAGCTAGCAATGTCGTGCTTGAGCCCGCTCAACTTGCCGCGGCTCTAGTAGCCAGAGCCTCTAGAAATGCACGCTTGTCTCCTGAGAAGAGGGCGGAACAGGCGGTGGCCAATATAATTCCCAATCCTTCTCAGGCGCAGGCGGATCTGGCGAATATCGGTTCAGAGGGGGCGCTGGTCGATGTTCTCGGCAGACCTGGTCAGCGCATGGCTCGCGATGCCAACAAGAGGTCCGATGCTGCCAATATAGCGGCTGAACAGTATCTCGTTCCCCGCGATGAGCTTCAGCCTTATAACATCACTCAGACTATCTCAGATCTGTCTGGTATACCAAGGACTAGCGCAAAGAGTGTTCAGCAGCTGAAGGACGAGGCGCATGCTCTGTATTCGCCTCAGTACCGTCCGCTATACAATGAGGCCGAAAAAGCCAACGCGGCTATGTCAATGAACGTACCAGCTTCTGCTGGCTCTCGTGGACCCAATCTTCCCGATGGCTTCGAAGACATTCTCGACACTCCTGCTGGCATGAAAGCCTGGATACAGTCGCATAGCAATATGCAGAACTGGAAGACCAATCAGGATCGCACGGTCAACAGCACTTTTGCGCATCTCGATGAAACCAGAAAGATACTTAAATATGAACTGGAGACAGCTAAGCGTAAAGGTGACCCTCTCGAGGCACCACTAACTCAGCTATATACAGACCTCACTAACCGCATGGACGAAGTGATCCAAAGCCCGGCCTATCGCAAGGCTCGTGAGCTGCGTGCAAAAGAAGGCCAGACCATCGATGCCATCGATCGTGGAGCAATGCTAACCGACCGCACCATAGATCTTCCTCAGGTAGCGGAAGCGGGCAAGACGCCGGGAGACTTTCAGATTCCCCAGAAGCAGGGTTATGCTGCCGCCCTGAGGGAAAGGGTATTTAGTAACCCCACGGGGCCGGCTATCAAGCGCATGCACACTCCTGCGGGCAAACAGGCCATCAAATCTGTGTACGGGCCAGATGCACCTCAGATAGAGCGTATGCTGGTAAATGCACAGAAATTCGCTCAGACTAACAAGAAAGTACTGAGCAACTCGTCCAATCTATCTGAGGCACTTATGACCTATGGTCTAGGCGGTGGTGGACTTATCAGTATGGGTAGTGGACTGTATTCTGGGTCACTTCCCAGCGTACTCTCCGGCGCTGCAGCGTTCTCTATTCCAATGGTTCGCAAAGCCGCAGAGAAGGCTATGGCCAAGACTCTTGAGAAGCAGGCACCCCATCGCATGAACCTGCTTCTTGGTCAGAAAATCCCCACTAAACTGCCACCGTCGATATGGGAGAAACGACTTAAGAAGCGTCTCCCTGTGAATGCGCTATTCGGACAATACGCCAACGAACTTGCTCAAGAGGAATAGTCATGGCCGACATTCTAAATCCGCTCGTCTGGAATGAGATCGACGCGAATAACAACTCGGCCCAGATGCCGAGCTTCCCGGAGTTCATGCCTGCGAACCAGTTGAACAACGCGGCGCGAGCGGTGATGGGGGCCATCAAGCGGTGGGCCGACCAGATCAACGCGACGATCAACTCAACAGGCTCAGCCACCAATTACGTGTTGACGTATGCCGTTAACCCGGACGCCCTGTATGCCGGTCAGCGGTTCATGTGGGTCCCGCACATTGACAGCAACGCTAGCCCGAACCTGAACATCAACGCGCTCGGCAACAAGCGTATTCGCAAGGTGACAGGCGGGGCTGCGGTTGAACTGGTCGCCGGGGACATCCAGCTGGGCTTCCCGGTCGAAGTGGTATACAACGTCTCTGGGGATCAGTTCATCTTGCTGAATGCGCCGCAGGCGCTGGTCAATGCGTCGGAGACCGTGTACGGCTCAGTCAAGCTAGCCACGCTGGAACAGGTGCTGGAAAGCTTGCCCGCATCCAACCACCTGGTTACTGATGTGCAAACCGTCTCGGCGCTATGGGAGATTGGCGCAAATGTCACCTTAGCTGCCAGCACACTGACGCTGGCCAAGGGCGGGCATTTCCACGTGTCTTCGGCGGCTGCGCAGAATATGACTTCTATCGTGTTCACGCAGACCTCGTCCAAGGGCCGTCGGTTCACCCTCGTGTTTAACGACAATAATATCACAATCAAGAACGGCCCGTTGCTCGCGTTGCCGGGCGGCAAGGACATCGCTGCCAAGACGAACGACGTGGCGCTATTTGTGTACGACACAGGGGATGTTTTCCGGCTGGTATCGTATCAGTCTAGCACTATACCGGCAGAATACGTTGATTTCACCATGACTTTCCCTGTTGCTCAAGCTATTCAGGCTCATGGTCTTGGCGCAGTTCCTTCTAGGCTTTCTGTTGCTCTGAAGTGCATCGTAGCCAATCTGGGTTACGCTGCCAATGATGTGGTATACGTTCAGGGAACGGAAGTCAATGCGGGAGCAGAAGCAGGTTTCTCCCTTTCAGCGGACGCTACGAATATCTACCTGTCCTGCACGCCCACTATTTTCCTGATGGATAAGGCGGGGGTCGGAATGAGCACAATCACCAAAGCCGAATGGAGCGTAATGGTGAGGGCTTTCAAGTGAAAACAGGAAAGGCAGGGTACGGGCTGATTCGACGCTGGGAGGGGTGTAAGCTAACAGCTTACCCAGACCCAGCGACCGGTGGGGAACCGTGGACCATCGGATATGGTATAACCACGGCAGCGGGTCTAGGAACTATTTACAAGGGTATGACGATTAGTCAGCAACAAGCCGATGACTGGTTGTCTGCTGGATTAGTGCCCTACGAGGAAGCCGTGCTGGGCGCCCTGAAAAGAGAGCCGACACAAGAACAGTTCGATGCTATGGTCAGTTTGTGCTGGAACATAGGACCTGGGAATTTTCGCAGCTCGACCGTTGTACGGGAGTTCAACAAGGGGAACACTCAAGCCGCCGCAGATGCCTTCCTCAAGTGGAATAGAGCCAACGGCAAGGTGATGAAGGGCCTTACAAACCGGCGTAAGGATGAACGCTCGGTGTTTCTCGATGCGTGACTTTGACCCAGTCAGGGCGGCATTCTGGCTCATAGCCTCGATTATCTGGGCACAGATTGTCTTTTCGTATATGGCGTTCGGGGTGTGCGCTGCTGGGATGATCTTTGGACCGTTTCCCATCGGGTCGTGCAAGGAACTGACTCCGAGCCTATTCGAATTACTAACAGGGGGCATGGCTGTGGCACTTGCCTTCTCAGGTCGCCAGCCACCCCCGCCTTCTAAAGGAGAATGATATGAAACTCTATGAACCTGTTACGGTTATCGTCGCCTTGCTGCTCGGCGCCGTCGCCCTCGGAATGAGTCCGGTTGGGCAGAAGATGGTCAAGTGGCCGACCGGCGAGGGGAGTGGTATCTCCACCACCGAGCGGACCGTGTGCGGCAATTGGGAGAATTCTCCCAACAAATGCTGATCTACCGCGCCATGACGGACTCATGGTATTATGTCAGAAAAGGATGCTGACAATGACTGGCCTGCAAGAAACCGAAAACGCCTCCGCCGCCGTGGTTGTATCTCCCAATACCAGGGTGAGGCTGGACGACATTTACGCCAATATTGCCGAGCAGTACTGGATCAACGGCAGCGTGTTTGCCGGCGACATTCCCCATGGGAAGAGTCTTTCTGTGCTGACCGTGTGCGTGCTCGTTCTCAAGAACGGCTTCACGGTGATCGGCAAGGCGGCTCCGGCTGACGAGCAGAATTTTAACGCCGAACTCGGCATGAAATTCGCCCACGAGGACGCCATCCGTCAGTGTTGGCCGCTCATGGGTTATGCTCTGCGCGAGAAGTTGAGGAACACCAATTCCCCGTGAGGGGAATACACCCGATGGAGCGCCTTGCTTACGCTTCATCTGTTTGACTACTACTCACCAAACTTGGCCCCGCAGCAATGCGGGGTCTTTTTATTCCATGATTAGAAAATAAAATTCGGCTGGTGATATTTCCTTTTCCATTTTGTCAGCTTCCACAGGATCATAGGTCTTAGCGAAAATGTCGGGCTTGCATGGGTAAAATTCCCCATTCACCCCTTTGATGATCCAGTCACCCGGATCGCCGCGCATGGTTCCTTCGAGGGTTTCAATTGAAATACCCTCGTTTCGGTCGCTGTTGTAGGGCAGGCCATGTTCATCGGCCCACAATATGAAATCGTCTACGTTATCCTCGCCAGCCTTGGGGAGTTGACACGCTTCAATTACAACGGGTTTCTTGCGATACTTGCTCATGGCGTCATCCTATAGCGTAGCCAGCAGGGTGCCGAGGCCCGCGATTACGGCGATCAGTACGAACCACGCCCCCAACCTGAGGAGAGATATCGATGAGGGTGGTTCATCCTCAGGCGGGGGCGGGTCATAGTCGGAGTGGCGCTCAGGGTAAAGGTTCGGGTTGAACATCTATTCCTCCTTCCCCGCTAGTCCACAGTAACCGTGTTCAGTATTCTCGTAGGTTGCCACCACTTTCGGCATTGACATGAAAGAATTGCGCTCCCGGTCCAACGCATCTTTATTGGTGATCCGCTCAAACCACCGCCACGCCATGCAGCCGGAGCCGATGCAAAAGATTGAGCCATCCACTTTTGGGTTGTCGCCTCTATTGGTGCACCAATCCAAATTAGCAGCAGTCAGCCGGATGGCCGGGCACCACTTCCTATTGGCTTCTTCCTCGGTCATGATTTATTCCTCCTCTTCAGAGGCGAGAGTGGCGTCGATCTTGTTGATAGCCTCCTGCTCTTCCTTGATCAGGTTATTGAACAGGGTGGCGTAGTTCTGGGTGTCTTCGACGGCCCGACGGCGGATGCCATCGGTCACTTGCTCCAGCATCCGTTCGAGGCTGTTCATCTTGTCCTGGTGCTTCTGGCGACGCTCAAGCTGGGCGTCGGCGTAATCCTTGGATAGTTTCAGAATGCTAGCGTGTTTCATTTGTTCGTTCCTTCCTTGCGCTCTGGATCGACGATCCAGGCATTGAGTTCATTGTTCAGATCGTGGATCTTGGCGCGTATTCTTGTCAAGGTGACCAGGGACTCGACACGGGCGTCAAAGCCAGTTGGTATATCGCTAAGTTCACAGAACCGCAAATCATCCTTAGCAATAATTAGATCCTCGCAGATATCTTGTAGATTTCTCATTGCTTCCTCTCCTGTTGACATGCGATTTCGTACGCACGCTGACATACCTTGAGTGTTTCCACTATCGCATCCTTTTCCTCAGGGGCGAGTGGGATGGATTGGTAGGACGTCTTGCCAAGTTTCATTTCTTCTTCCCCTTGGCCTTGGTTTCGCGTTCGGCTTTCTTCCGTTCGTTGTAGATGGCGTCATGGACGCTCCTGGATTTGCCCTTCTTGCCGTAATGAGCCATGATCTTCCGGCGGGCGGCTTTGGTTTGTGCAACAGTCATCTTGTTTCTCCTTGGTTAATTAGAACTATCGGGGGTCACCGGGCCACCGCCGACGTCGCCCTTAGACCAGCCCTGAACCAGTGTCGGCGGTCGACGTAGGGCTCCAAATTGGTCATTATTGGAGCTATGTAGGGCATGTATTAGCCTCGTCAGTGACTCGATCATTGTCGGCGATCATCTGAGCTTTCAGTCCACTGTGCTCCGCGCATTTGCCCTCTTTGGCAGCACGCCTAAAGCACCCTTGAATATTACACCTGCCGGTAGTTATAGGTCTCTTACGCAGGTGTGCACGATAGTGAGCTGAACATAGGCCCAAAGCTTCTATGGTTTTTTCGCACTTGCTGCATTTACCCCTGGATAAACGAGCCAATTCCCTAGCCGTTGGTTCATTCATGTCAACAAGCTCCTCAGTTCAGCGGACGTAATAACCGTGTCAGCCATGACCTTCTTAGCTTTCAACAGATCAACGATCTTCTGCTCCACAGTGTCGGGTGCAATCAAATCTGTGTACAACACAGACTCCGTCTGGCCGATGCGATGAGCTCTATCTTCCGATTGAGCCCTGTGCTCATAATTCCAGGAATTTGAATAGTAGATCACATTGGAACTCTCGGTTAGAGTTATGCCGTGGCCTGCTGATGCAGGATTAGCAATCAGGGCCTTTGGCGTACCCTTCCTGAACTCCTCCAATATCTGGTGTCTCTTCTCAAGCGAGGTGCCGCTTGGCAAGTGAATGCAGGACTTGCCCAAGGTCTCAACCAAATCCGTCGCAGTATTGACGAACGAGGTCCATATGATGGTCTTGCCTGGGCATTCTTCAACAAGCTCTTTTGTCATAGCAAGACGATTGTTAGGGAGCGAAAGATACTTGTCGCCCACCTTAATCTGCCCGGCACATATCTGAAGAAGCCGATTGATCAATGAAATAGCGTTGACCACGGTTATCTCATGATCTTGAATATACGTGAGCGCTTTCTCCTTGAGCTCCATGTAAGCATTAATCTGTTCGCCAGTCATCTCAACATCGATAGTGCGATACATCTTCTCAGGCAGGTCCAAACAGTCGGCCTTCTTGAGGATAGATGCGAACTTTTGGACGCGTCCAGTAAGTTCATCCAGAAGCCTGTACCCGACGATGACGTCAAATGATCTAGGTCCAAAAGTACGACGCTCGGTGATAGCATAGCGGCTGCGAAAAGTGACGATGGACTTGTGCCCTAGACACTGCGGAACCAGCATCTCACACTGGCTGAACAGATCCAAGGGCGAATTGGTCACAGGCGTGCCCGACATGATGAATCTGCGCACTGACCGTCCAGCCAACTGTAGACAGCGCTTAGTGCGAGCTGCCTTGGGATTCTTCACCACCGTGGACTCGTCAATGATTACCATGAATTTCGGATGCATTCGAAGGAATTCCTTGAAAGTCTCAGGGAATGCATTTGCCAGCAGCCCGTCAATGTTGACAAGGAAATATAGCAGGCGCTTCGACTTGAGAAGGAATTGCTTGGGCACGTTCCAGGCGTATGTGTTATACTCAATGGAACTGTGCTTGGGGATCTCTGTGTGCAGCCAGTTACCAACGAGACCTTTGGTAGTGACCACTACGCAGGCAGTGATGTTGCCCTGCGCAAAGTTGTGCTCGGCCAATTGAATCGCGATGCGCGTCTTACCTAGGCCCTGTTCCAGGAAGAGAGCACCATAGGCTTGATCCTTGAAACGCTCGAATACATCGTGCTGATGTTTAAAGTCTTGCATTCGCCTCTTCCTCAGGAAAGAGGACTCCCCCAGTGATACACAATACCTAATTCACCGAGGGAGCCCAACTAGTTAGAACGGGACGCTATCGTCGATTGCCGCATCAGTGGACTCAGGAGCCCGCATCAGCAGGTTCTGAGCCGCAATCTTGGCGAAGTCCTTCGCTTGGTCATAGATCTCCTTGGTGACCATGTCCAGCTGGAGGATCTTGGGAGAACTCCAGACGTTGGTATCCTTCTGCTCCTTGACTGTCGACAGATTGTACTTGAACAAAAACCGCGGAGCGGGCTTGTTCGAGTTGGGGATCAGAGTAGTAGCGACCTGGGAATTCCAAGCCCTGGATACCTTCAGGGCGGTGGACTTCATTGGGAAGATCGCCTGGGTCCAACCGAGGGTCTTGGGATTCTGAACGAGCAAGAAGTGGTAGGCCGTATCGATCAGCTGATCTCCATTCGGCATGATCCACTGGCCGCGCTCGTTCTGCTTCGCTTGCTTCATGATCGGATCCTCGGCGGGGTAAGAACCCACCAAACCTCCACCCTTGTCACGGTCGACCCAGCGCATGATCTTTCGCTCGTAGAAACAAGGAACGATGGTGAGTCCATCGACACGACCATCGTATACCTCATTCTTGACAGTCAAAATGAGCATGCCGGCCTTGGCGCCTTCGACATGCTTGGCGTTGTCCTCGTTGCACTGTGGCGAGTTGGTCTGCAGGACATAGAGATACGGAATCGAAATGTCCTTGAGACCGATAACGCCACCAAGCGCGACATCGTGCTCCAGGTCCTCAATGTTCATTGGCACGCTGCCCAAAGCGCTTTCGGACTTCATAGGAAGAGTATTCATTACAGTTCTCCGTTCATGTTGCGAGTTGCTGACCCGCGGCAGTAATCACTTGATGGTGGTCTTCCACCCAGTGAAAACGTTGAAGAGTTCCCGGTCGATGGGAACCCCAGTCGTGATGGCCTCCTTGAGAAACGCCGAGAGGGTCATATAGTGGACCCCCTCCTTCTCGGTGAAATCAATGTCCATCTGGGCAAGCAGATCATAGACCGGATGAAGGATGTCCTTGTCGGTCCTGCGGGACTTGATAATGAGTTCAGATTTCACCAAGTCGCCATACCCGTTCTCTTCAAGCCAAACATAGGCTTTGTCGTCGGTAATCTTGCCCGAATAGTAGGGCTTAATCGAGACCTTGAGCCCATTCGACAGCTTGAACTCCGAGATGCCGATTTCAGTCATCAGCTCGGGAATGTGCTTTTCAGACACAGCGCTCAGATCGGCTCTGGCCTGCTCAGCCTGGACCTTTAGATCTTCGATCAGACCTTCGATCCTGCGCTGCTCCCTGGCCAACTCGGCCAAGCGAGACAACTTCTCTTCAGTTGGGATCACTGAGACGTCTGCCTCAGCCTTAACGTCTTCAAGCCAATTATCTTCCATCGAGTAGTACCTCCAGTTCGTGTTTGGTTTTTAGGGATCTGAACTCAACTCTACTCACGTCGACAGTCACAACGTCATTAGCCGCTGTGTTGGGTGCCAATGCTACCTGAGAAAAGGTGCAGGCTTTTATGGTGCCATCCCAGACGCAAACCCAGTGGAGGCTCGCATCGTAGTAGCGCATGATCCTGCGTCCGAAGGACCATTGAAATTTGGGCATATGGATCTTGCCCGAATGTTGAATCTTGAGCTCCACAAATATTGCCCGCCCTTTCCTCAGGACGAGGATGTCGGGCATACCAGAACCTATAGCGTTCTCTATGCGGATGGGTAAGCCGCCTTGTTTGAACCAAGGTTCCAGTTTTCTGTATAACAGCGACTCGTTCATCTTGTAACCATATCACACTTTACAGTGAAAGTAAAGCGCTCATTTAGCATACCTGTTATGCCAGATTTGCATAGCTCCAGCGTTTATTCATGGTCCCGCCACCTGAGGAAGACTGGGAACCGAGGCGCCTCCTTAGAACCGCTTGGGAAGTATTTGAACTGGACTTGCTTGCCAAGATAGGACTCTCGATTCTCCCAGATGTGATCGCGGTTGGCTCGGTCGAACCCAGTGCCAATGGAAAAGGGGACTAGCCACTTGGGGGATTTGCACACCAAGGAGCCGAGGGTATCCATGCCAACCATATTTTCTTGCAAAGTCTGGCGCTTAGTCTGGCCTAACTCGCCTTCGAAAGCAGGATTGTCATTGTGCATAAGCTCGTTGAAACCTGTGACAATCGCCTCGGTGTCTTCGAACTCCTTCCACTTGAGAAGGGAGCCTTCATTAACGGTGGATCTGCCGTACTTGTAACGGCTGTCAATACCCTTGGCCATGAGACCTTCGTAGCCTTTAACCAGGTAATTCTTCAAGGCTCTGCGTAGCTCTGACATATTGAATACTGCGTTCTGATGCACTCGGCGCAGAGCGGGATGGGAATTTTCTAACATGTATAGTCTGTTGTGCCGTTTATCAGCTGCAAATCCAGGCATGTCCCATATGTCAATCATGTGGAATTGGAAATCGGGTTCGCCATAAATTGACATGATGCCTGACGACGTATCCTGCATCACATTAGGTTCGTTCGGTTCACCGACCGTAACTTCGCAGTCTAGACCATGCGGCAGTACACGAGCTATGCGCTGCAGATGAACATTGGGCAACAACTTGCCCGTTCTCGATCTCGCCTTGCCATCTTCAATCAAGCAACGTATGCCATCGATTTTGGGAGACACGAACAGGGGAAACTTCACCCTGTCCAAATTGATAGTAGCAGCTAGCATCGGTCTAATGGTCACAGTTTCTCTCCTTTGTCAGCCCAGGTCTTTCCTACTGTTCCGTCGGCTATTACTGGGACGCTCAGTTCAATTGCCTCTTCCATGATCTTCTTAGCCCGGCGAGCTTCTTCAACAGAAGACACAGAATAGCAGAGCTCATCGTGGACCGTCAACATGGGCCATAGCCCAGCGTCAACCGAATTCACAATAGCCACCTTGGTCATCTCGGCCGATGTGCCTTGAATAACCGAATTGTAAGCCTTGTAAGTGTTTGCCCGCTTGATCTTCCCGAACTTGAGCAAAGCCGTAGTACGATCCTTCTCAGGACGGACCCAGGGCGATCCCCAGTTAGCATTCTCCCATTCGTCGAAATGGCGCCGTCGGCCCAGAATAGTCTTTACATATCCACGGGAATCAGCTACCCGCATGACCTTGTCCAAGGCTTGTTTAACGAAGGGAATTTCCCTATGATAGACACTCAGAAATGCCTCGACCTGAGAAGAGGACATGTTAAGGCGCTCGGCCAGCTTGCGTTTGCCCATGCCGTAGGCTAGCGACAGGTTGGTAGTCTTGGCAGTTGTACGTGTGACTGGCGTGGAAATCACCGCATTAATCATTTCCATGACCATAGAGTGATAGTCGAGCAAAGGGTTGTCTTGATACGCTCTACGAATGTCTGCGGCGCCCTCGAGTCCGAGCACGGCGGCGTAGTGAACACCAACACGTATTTCCTGGGAGTTGTAGTCGTTCTTATTAAACAGCTCGCCTTCCTCAGGCAAGAACAACCCGCGGACCATAGGTCCATAGACTGGATGACGAGAGGGTATCTGCTGGAGATTTGGGTTTGTGCAAGCTAACCTGCCGGACTTGGTACCATTGGTGTCGCCACCAGACATGAAGGACGAACCTCGGGTTTGGAACCACTGGGGATGTAGTCGCCCTTTGTGAGACCCCTCGAGTATCATTGATTGGATAAAATCTCGGCGGATTTTCTCAGCTTGCCTGTACTGAGCCATCTTAATCAGCTCATCGTTGCCGGACGCTAACATCCAATCATTAGAAATCGAGTCGTTGCCCTTGACAGTCTCGGGCGGCGTGAAGCCGTGACTTCGCACCCATGTGGAAAGACTATTGCTTGAAAATGGATCAACAGCAGAAGCGCCGTCGATGCTGTCAAACAGATCCATCGAGGACATGCCCAATTGTTCATTGAGTTCTTCGGCCAAACCTACATTGACTCGAATGCCTTTGTGACCCATGCGAAATAGGATGGGGATCAATCGGCTCTCAAGAGTTGCGACCTGCTGCAGCTCGTCCCTGTCGATATCAGCCAATTGTGCACTGTGAATGGCCAAAGTGAGCTCAGCGTCACCGATGCCATATGGCGCCACTATGTGCGGAGGGACTTCTTTCAGCCGTGAGTAATCGGCACCTCCTCGAACAATCAAACCCTTGATAATCATCCATTGCTCCATTTCAGCATTGGACTTTTTACCCAGACCCCTTCGCTTTGCTATGCTTGCAAGACTGAAAGACTCCTCGTTCTCGTTGATGAGCGAATCAGTCACCTGAATATCGACCACTTTCGTTTGATCAAACCAGACCCCTTCTCTGGCGAATGCAGCTAAGTCAAATTTCGCATTGGCGAATACAAACGTAAGGTCCTCTCTCAAGACCTGTTCCTTCAGCCAATCAATTACTGGCAAATCACAGTTTCCCGATGCATGTGCAATCGGAAGGTACTCAGAATAGCCCTCAAAGGCTATGCAGACCCCGATAATGTGATCGGGACCATGTTGGAATTGTGGACCCAGCTTCTTCAGGTCTACCGAGTGAGTCTCGGTGTCTAGAGCGACTGTCGCACCCTGAGGAATGGATGGCAATGACGTAGGACAGGTCCATTGGGTCATGGCGTTATCACATGTTTAATAGCCGTGTTGGCAATGAGCATGGAACACTTTTGGCACGGAGCCTCAGTAATATAAATAACACGTGCCTTCTCAGGATCAGGACAACGCATCAAGGCATTAACTTCGGCATGGATTGCTTGGCAGCTGAGATTGGCATCGAGATACGCCGGACACGGCGTGACGGGGGCGCAGTGTTCTGCACCCCTCGGTTGTCCATTGTAACCTGAACTCAGAATGTTGCCATATTTATCCACGATAACACAGCCGACTTGTTTCTTCGCGCATGTCCCACGTTCGGACAGGGCGAATGCGATCTTCAGCATAGTCTCATGTATTGTAGGTCTCATGGCCTAACTCCCGTCAGTTTCTCCATTGCATCTGCACGACTCTCGGCATTCGCGGCCTGAGAAAGATAGAGAATAAACTGGGCCAAGTTCATCTTCTCAGGTTCAAAGGCTGGCGTGTCTGAGTAACCTGGGAAGGTCGTCACGCGATAACAGCTATCATAGTTGTCATCATATACGTGCCTGCTACCAGCATTGATGTAGCACACGCCAAGTGGCCACCTTTTGCCTACCTCGATAGTGACGCATGCGGCCATCATAGCGAACACAGTCATGTCATTAGGCAGACCAAGCCAGACGTCAGACGATCGCATGTTGACAACCGTGTGAAGCTTACCGTCACGCACAAGAAATTGCAGGGACAGCATGCACGGCATGTCGTTCTCGAAGTGTGGATTGCGTTCCCAGATAGAGCACACGGCCTGTCGGGTATCTGGTCTCTTCCTGAGGAGGGATACCAAATAGGGTAGCTGGAGACAGAACGCGGGACCGTAGCCGCCGGCCAGATGATTGCCCGTATCGGACCACTTGATCAGGGTCTTCTGCAGAGATGGATTGAAATCCAGTCGATTAGAGCCCATAATGGTCCAATGACTCTCGGCTGCGACATACTTGAAGTTGATGTTTCGTTCTCGTACCGTTACGAACGGAAACCGCATGTCAAAGCACATAGAATGATTGATCAGCTCCTTGCAGCCTCCATTGCGTGAAGACTGCAAACTGCCTTCAGTCAGGACATCTTCTACGCAGTTAAGCCAGGCCTCAGATGCGTTCGGCTGCATTTTGCTTCTCCCTCAAGTAGTTGGCTGCCAGAGTGGCGTATCCTGCAATGTCATCCCAATGATCGATGTGTTCAGGATTGCCACTGGCAATGCGGGCCAACTTGT